AAACAGATACCGCGCAAACTCTAACAAGAGTCAAGCGTTTATTGATTGGGCAAAACACAGAGACAGACAGCCCGCAAGCATTTACGGCTCAAAAAATTAAGACGATTGGGCAAGTAACTGAGACAGACATTGCACAGGCTTTTCTAACTAATATTATCGGTACGGCGAATCAGGTCGCTGAAACAGATGAGGCACAATCCCTTACTGCTCGCAAGATCAAAGAAATTGCACAAATAAGCGAAACGGATATCGCGCAAAGCCTAAGCGTCAGTAAAGCCCGCGTCATTTTGCAGATTGAAGAAATAGACACAGCACAACCAATACTGAGTATCAAACAAAAAAGTATTGGTCAAGTTGAAGAAACTGACTTTGCACAACCATTCGCAGAAATTGGCGCGATTGTTGCGGTCATTGGGCAAGTATCAGAAACCGATTTAGCACAACAGTTATTCCCGTTGAAGCGGCTTGCAATTGTTCAGGTTGAAGAAAACGATATACCGCAATCAATCGCACGGGTAAAAGTCAAAACACTTGGACAGGTTACGGAATCAGACTTTGCTCAAAGTATTTTGCAAGAAGGTGTTATTACTGTAACCATTGGTCAAGTTGTAGAGGTTGATTCGGTGTTTCATGTGGCTAGGTCGTACACTGGCTACATTGGTGATTTAACTTTATATCCCCGCCGTGTTGATTTGTCTTTAGATGACCGTACAACTGAATTGACATTAGACAGACGTTCACAGGCATTATCATTACAGGAGTTGGCATGAGAATAAATCGCATGGTGAGAGAGAGTCCAGTTCCTCAAGGTGTTGATGAAAAAGTACCATATAGATTGACGGTTACGCCATGGGGCAGTACTCCGACGAATGTTTCGGTAGTTGTATTTGATATTACTGATACCGAATCCGAGGTAGATTGGATAGATGTAACTACAACGGTTTTACCAGTGAACGAACCATCTATTGCAGGTGATGTAATTACCGTATCCAAATTGCAAGCGTTGGCAGATGGGCATGTATACCGCATGGAAATTACTTTTACAACCGACCTTATTGAAGATGCGAAAGCCTATTGTTTATTTATCGGCGGTGAATGATGTTTCAAAGAATCCTGACATGGATTAGAGAGGTACTAAATAAAATGCTCAATACAACTAATGTCAAGCAGGCATTGAAAGTTGATGTTGCCATTACTCCGCTGATGGCGGATGCGTTACAAAAGTGGTCATTGATGTATGTCAATCAAGCACCGTGGTTAAGTGGCGATGTGAAATCTCTAAACTTGCCCGCTTCAATTGCATCTGAATTAGCGCGAGCTGTAACTATTGAAATGGATGTGCAAATCAGTGGATCGCCTCGTGCTGACTTCCTCGCTTCGCAGATGATTCCAGTACTCAATAATATTCGTACCTATACTGAGTATGGGGGGGCCAAAGGCGGGCTGATGTTTAAGCCCTATCTACGCGGTAATCAGATCGTTATTGATTACGTGCAAGCGGATCAATTCTATCCAGTGTCGTTTGACACCAATGGCAATATGACAGCGGTAGTTTTTGCGGATCAAAAAACAGTAGGCACGGCGTTTTATACCCGGTTGGAATATCATGCGCTCACGTCTGATGGGTATCGAATAACTAATACTGCTTTCAGATCCTCAACTCGTGATGTGTTGGGAACGCAAATACCGCTGACCTCTTTTGACGCATGGGCAGACATTGAGCCTGAGGCTTGGATATTGAATATTGATAAACCTTTGTTTGCTTATTTTAAGTTACCCTTTGCCAATAACATTGATCCTACATCCCCGCTTGGCGTAAGTGTATATTCGCGGGCAGTGGAACAAATTCAAGATGCCGATGAGATGTATGAAAATTTGGTGTGGGAATTTGAATCGGGAAAGCGTGCAATATATGTTGATAATAATGCGTTTGGAAGAAGTGCGGACGGAAAACCCGTCTTACCGCAAAGACGACTTTACAGAGAGTTAGATAGTGGCGCAAACTTAGGTGAAGGAAAAAAGCGGTTTGATGAATGGTCGCCTGAATTTCGTGAGGCGCAAATCAAAAGTGGATTGAATGACGTTAAGCGTGAGATTGAGTTTCTTTGTGGTTTTGCTTATGGAACTATTTCAGACCCCGAAGCCGTATCACTTACGGCAACTGAGATTATATCCAGTAAACAACGCACACAAGCCACTATTGTAGACACTCAAAAATCTCTAAGAATTGCGCTCGATCAACTTATTTACGCGATGGATGTTTGGTGTACTCTTGGAAATCTTACACCCAATGGAACTTATAAAACATCATATCAGTTTGATGATTCCATTGTCACCGACTATGACGCGCAATTCACGCAGGATCAACAGACAGTTACGACTAATGCAATGCCGAAATATATCTTTTTGATGCGTAACTATGGGCTTGATGAAGTGACGGCTAGAAAGTGGATTGAGGAAGCGAAAAGCGAATCACCCGCGCCGTTTTTTCCACCTAATGAAACAGGTGTGAATTTCGATAACATGCCAATGGATGTATCTGCATAATAAGTTAGGAATGTAAATGGAATCCGTACACATTATCGCTCACAGAAAAGAAATTTTATTTAGTCATTATGAAATAACCTACGAATGGGATGGTGATATATCCACACCTGTGTATTTAGATTTTTATGACCCTAAAGATTTACCTTGGTCGTTGAAGTTTTTAGAGACAACGGCTTATGGAGATAAATACATTCGCACCGATGTTAAATTTTGGTGGTCGACTTATCTCAAAATAAAAATTGGCCATATCTTTTCATGGATAAATAAACGCCTTATTTTGACGGCTCATGTATGGGGTCTCGTTCGCGTTTATCCTGGTGAAATTGCATCATGGAAACATGCTTTTTTGAATAAGTGGAAAAATGCTAACCGCTGACCAATTCAACACACTCACGAACCCAATCACAGAGCTTTATACTGAGTATGAAACTTCTGTCATTGAAGATATTGCGAGGCGGCTAAAGAATTTAGATTTTAGTTCCGCCGCGTGGCAAACGCAACGCCTCACGGAATCGGGCGCACTGTATAAAAACGTGTTGAAAGAGTTATCCAAACTTACAGGCAAATCAGAATCGCAACTTGCAGAGCTACTTAAACGCGCCGGTGTCAAGGCTATAAATTTTGATGACAAGATTTATAAAGACGCAGGGTTAGAACCTCTCCCTCTAAATTTGTCGCCTGCTATGTTGCAAGTTCTCCAAGCTGGTTTGGAAAAAACAAACGGCGTGATGAATAATTTAACAATGACAACCGCGCTGACTTCGCAACAGAGTTTTATCCGTGCGGCTGATTTGGCACATATGCAAGTAACGACGGGCGCAATGAGTTATGACCAGGCGATACGTGCGGCGATTAAGAATGTCGCTTCTCAAGGTTTGGAAGTGATCGATTACGCAAGCGGGCATACTGATAAATTAGACGTGGCAACCCGTCGTGCGGTATTAACTGGTGTTGCGCAAACTACGAATCAATTGCAAACAGCGCGGGCTGATGAAATGGGTAGTAATTTAGTTGCAGTATCCGCACACGCGGGCGCGCGAAATACGGGAGTCGGGCCTGCGAATCACGCATCCTGGCAAGGAAAAGTTTTTAGTCTCAAAGGCGGGACAAAGCAATATCCCAATTTTGCCGAATCAACGGGCTACGGTACCGGCGCGGGTTTAGGTGGATGGAATTGTAGACATTCGTTTTATCCCTTTTTCGAGGGCGTGTCTGAAAATGCTTACACTCGTAACGAAGTAAAAACTTTGAATAAAGAAAAAGTTACACTGAATAAACAGCGAGTAGATTTATATACCGCTACTCAGTATCAGCGTGAGATCGAGCGCCGCATTAGATTTTGGAAACGTCAAGCCGCTGCATTATCCGCGGCGAAATTGGACAATGCCAAAGAACTGGCAAAGGTTAGTGAGTGGCAAGCAATCATGAGAAAGTTTATCAGTGACACTGGATTAGATAGGCAGAGCGTGAGAGAGCAGGTATTATGAAATATATAACCGTTTCAATTGGAAATACCGACAACAAACTTACCCAACAAGAATGGAATAAATTCGTTGTTGAGATGGACGCTTGTTTGCGAGTGGAAGGAAAAATTCATTTTTTTGGAGCGTCTCCTAATTACGAGCCTTGGCAGAAT